AAAATTGCTAATTCTTTCTGAGTGATTCCTTCTTTATTAGCGGTTTCCTGATATGCAGCTGATAAGTAGCCGTAAATACCCATCGAAGTAATACCTATTAATACTATAACTGAAATGGTTAAATAAAATTTAAGTAATTTATTCAAGCTAGGCCAGTACTGATGTAATAGAGAAGCTACTACTAATTTAGAAACTTCTAATGTTCCTGTCATAATAATAACAGCTGTAGCTGCACCAGCAAATAGTTTAGATAGCCCAATTACTGAAAAGGTTGCTGCAGAGCCTGAGATAGCTAAAGCAGTAATCGCGATTAGAGTAGGAAAGATAGCTTTTCCTATAATGTTAAATATTTTTTTCATACTATTGTTTATGCTTGACAGCTAGCACAATCCATAATATTACGTGAAGTTTCTTGTGCTAGATTAGAAGATCTTTGATAATATAGAGTTTTTAACCCTAATTTCCAAGCTTCAATATATAATGAATTTACATCTTTTAAACTTGCATCTGGATGGATAACTAAGTTTAAAGATTGTGATTGATCAATATATTTTTGTCTTCCTGCTGCTTGTTGAATAATCTCTAATGGAGTAATTTCTCCAAAAGTTTTAAATACTAATTTTTCTGTTTGAGTTAAGAAATCTAAGTGTTGTACTGAGCCTCCTTTTGACATAATTGACCTCCAGACCTCACTTGAATTCATTCCTTTATCCTTTAATAGCTTTTGTAGATAAGGGTTCTTGTAAGTAAATTTACCTTTAGCTAGATCTTTAACAAAGTAGTTAGAGAACAAAGGTTCTATAGAAGGAGATACTTGACCTAAAATAAATGAAGAGGAAGTAGTCGGAGCAGGAGCTACTCTTGTAGTAAATCTTTCTCCATATCCTTCTAACATTTTTGGTTCTCCATATAGTTTAGCTAGCTCTTTTGATGCCTTTAAAGTTTTTTCATCGATTAATTTAAAGATTTGTGTATTAGCAAATTTAGCTTCCATGCTTTCAAATGGTATCATATTAGATTGTAAGTAAGAATGCCATCCTAATACTCCAACTCCAATACTTCTATGCTCGATTGCAAACTTACGAGCTTTCTCCATAAATTGTAATCCTTCTGTCTTATCAATAAATTCAGTATAAACTGCATCTAAGAAATATGTTAGCATTTCGACTGCATCTGTATCTCTCCATTCATCATAATGTAATATATTTAAAGAAGATAAGCAACATACAAATGATTTTTCTTCATCAGTATATTCAATTATTTCCGAACACATCTGTGAATGATTAATTTTTAATCCTTTATCTTGGTATGTTTGTGGTAAATTATTATTTACATTATCATCAAAGAAAATATATGGGTATCCTTTTTCAGCTCTTCTTTGCAAAACCTTAGCCCATAATTTTCTTTTCTTTTTATCACCATCGATCATAGATTGCATCCATCCTTCCGGAATAGTTACTGCAAAAGCTAAATCCTGTATAGGATGACCTTCAGTATGACAATTTAAAAATTCTTCTATATCACCATGATCCATTGGCATATAAGCAGCAAAGAAACCTCTTCTCATTCTACCTTGAGATACAACTTGAGTAATAGATTGAAATAATTCCATAAAATGAACTGCCCCAGAGGTTTTTCCATTATTTCTAATCTCAGATCCTCGTGGTCTTATCTTACCAAAATAGCCTGCTGTTCCTCCTCCATATCTTGTCATAGCACCTATTTCTGATGATGCTCGTAAGATATCCATAATATCATCTTGAATATCTATTCCAAAGCATGATATAGGTAATCCTCTATCTAATCCAAAATTAGACCAAACAGGAGATGAAAAGCTATACCATCCTTTTTCTACATAAGAATGAAACTTATCCGAAAATCCTTCTATACCTAATATTTCTTCTGCTCGATCGCAAATTTCTTTAATTCTTTGCTCTGCTGTTACTCCTGGAAGGAGATAATCTCTCTCTAGGAAAGTCCTAGACTCTTTATTTAACCAATACATTCCTTACGTTTTACTAATTAGAACAATTCACCTGCATCAAAGCTTTTCATAGCTTTCTGGTAATCAATAGGTTTCTTATGAAAGAAATCTGTTAAAGCAGGAACATATATTTCTTCTTCCATCCATAACGTTTTTTCAGCTATATTTTCATCTATATCAAACATTTTTTCAAATCCTATCTTTTCTAATGAGTCATTCATTCTAATACCTAAATATGTTTTTAGTATATCATAAGATAAAAATTCATTTTCATATCCGTCCAATATCCATTCAATAAGTCTTAATTCAGCATCATAAGCTTCTCTAGCTTCTTCATATATTTTAAGCTCCATAGTATAATCAACTACTTCTGGATATTCCTCTTTGATTTTATTAAGTATAGCAATACCTCCTGCCGCATGTAAATTTTCTTCTTTTGAAGTATATTGTACAACATTAGCAGTATCTTTTAATACATTATAATATCTGTTAAACCCAAGAATAGTATAGAACTGAGAGAATAAAGATACGTTTTCAGTAAATAAAGAAAATAATGCTAATGAATAATATACATTTTTTCTATCATCTACATAATTTTTTTCATTATATTTAGTTAAATACTTAACTCTATTCTTTACTATTTCAGTATCTAATAAACTACTAAATTCATCATTTAATCCTAACTTAGTTAAGATTTCAGAATAAGCTCTTGAGTGTATAACTTCTACTCCTCCAAATACTGATCCCATTTCTGAGATTTCTGGTTTAGGAATAAGTTTTCCGACATTAGACCAATAACTTTTAACTGATACTTCTACTTGAGAAATCATTAGTAATGCTCTTTTTACTACTTGTCTTTCTTTTTCAGTTAAATTAGTATTAAAGTCTTGTATATCTTTAGTAAAATTAAATTCATTTACTGTCCAGTGTGATGCCCACATTGCATCAATTAGAGGATTTGTTATGTCACCGTATTCAAATGGTTTGTAAAATGGTCTAGGTTGGAATATTCCCATTGGTTTTAAGTTTAAAAAATTCGTTAGCTAATAGTTTCTTATCATAACTGTCAAGATCTCCATTTCTTGTCGGTTGGGTTCGTGGTGTCAATTCTTGGTCTTCGTCATAATCAAATACATCAAATCGTCCCACATTGGTGTCCGCTTTCACCCCATAGGTCATTCCATCCATTCCATATCGATTTTTAATCAAATGAAATCGACCCGTTCCATTTACTTTATCTTCTCTTTTTCGTGACAGAGATAGGGCAAAGTCTGTAATCATAATCTTATCATATGATCCAGCAGCTTTGTCTCCTTCAATTATGTCATCCTTCGCTCCAGCCCGGTTAACTTGAGAAACTGACCAAATTGGTAGGTTTAGTTCCCTTGCAAGTCCCTTGGTATTAAGATAAATATCATCTATACTATCTTTTCGTTCTTTACTTTTTTTCCTGCTCCCCATTAAGTCAGCATAGTCGATAATTATTAAGTCGGGTTCGGTGCCGAGGTTTTTTACTTTTTCTATATGTGCTCTAATAGTATCAATGGTAGCTATACCTGGAGAGTATTCTTTTATAATTAAATTACCTGGAAGTTGATTTACTTCTTCAGTTACTTTAACTATATTTTCCTTGGAACTAATCTCAGATACATTTATACCAGTTAATGAAGCATCATATCTTTTACCCACATATCCTTCTCCTAATTCTAAAGTATAATGTAAAACATTATATCCTGCTTTTACAGCATAAGCACCTAAAGCAACTAATAACCATGATTTACCTCCACCAGGATTACCAAAGATTAATCCAAAGTCACCATTACCTAATCCTCCTTGCAATAAATCATTAAATACAGGCCAAGGAGTTGGTACAACTGTTCTACTATCTTCTCTATATCGAGACTCTACATCTATATTATATTCATGACCAACATTCTTATCTCCACCTGCTTCCATAGCTTTCTTAATCCGGAATTGTATAGATTCATAATCTCCTGTTTTAAGTAAATCTACTGATTCTAATAAGGCAGCTTTAAGCTGTTGATTCTGACAGAACTTAGAAAACTCTTCTTGTACGAATTCTAGGTCTTCATCTGATGCTTTATATGCTTCTCTTAATAATTCTTTTACTGCTAATTTTAATACATCATTTTCTAGCTTATTTAATTCTACCTTTAATACATCCATTGTTGGTGTAGTATGGTATTTATCGTAATAAGAGGTAATTTGTTTAATTACCCACTTACTTGCATCGCTATCAAAATAGTCTTCAATTAAAACATCATAGATATTTATTAAGAATGTTTTATGTGTTAATAGTGATGAAATTACTTTTATCTGAAAAGCCTTTCCATACGCGTTTAAACTTGATAGGGTCACTGATTATTAATTTTATATATTTGATTGAAATACTGATTAAACCAATGTTGTGGGTTTCTAATCAGATTACCTAATTTATCAGAATTATGTAAACTTTCAAACTCATCAGGATAGTAATTTAATTCTTTTTGTGCAATTATTTCTTTTACTTCCTGAATTTGCTGATCGGTAACCATAGGATCTCTAAGATTCATTATCTTATAATTCTTTTCTATAGTATTAAAATCATCTAAGATTCTAGCATATGAGATATTAGTAGTTAGTTTCTCTTCACAAATACTATGTAGCTTACCTAAATGTATTTCTTCATTCGATAATTCAGGTAATCTCTTTGCTAGCGTCTTTTTACCAAGACCTTTTATACCTTTTACATTATCGGAATTATCTCCGAGTAAGCATTTGTATAATAAGAAGTTTTCCGGTTTGATATTAAATGAGCTTTCTACATCATCGTAAGTATAAAACTTCTTCTCAGTTGGTCGATAGACTACGATATGATCATCTACTAGTTGTAAGAAATCTTTATCTGATGATACTATGAATAATTTATTCTTATCATATGATAGTTGTTTACAAATAACAGATATAATATCATCAGCTTCTGCTTTATCAAATGATAAAATCTTTATAGGTAATAATTTAAGATATTGAACTAATCTTTGTAGTTGATCTAATTTAGAATCATGTTCATCTTCTAAAG